CAGACATATCACCCGTTGAGTCAGCGATAGTCACTACGCTGTTTTTGACCAGCTTGCCAGTCGTGCTGTCAAAACGTACTACGGCATTGGCTGTAGCACCTGCTGGCCCTACAACATCGCCAGTACCAACCGTTCCCGCCGGATCATTCATCAACAAGAACTGCGTACCGTCATACATCACATCGACAATCGCATTGGCGGCAATCGTTCCAGACGATAATGCACTTGCATCCTGGAATGTAATGTTCTTTGTGCCACCACCGTTTACATTAAGTGTTGAAGCACCTGTATTGGCATTGCCAGCCTTAAATTGAATGCGAAGGCCAGCACTATATGTCGTTGATACGCCAGTTAAAGTAACAACATAGGCGTTAGCAACACCTGTATCAGCAGCATAGTTGCTATAGGTGTTTGCATCATTCAAAGCAGTAGCAACTGTACTGAAATCCGAATCCAGTTGCGATAAAGGAATGGCAGTTGTTGCCGTTGCAAAGGTATTTGGGATGGTGACTGGCTTAGTCATTAGAACCTCGCTCTTAATTCATGTTCAAGCTGGAATCCGTTAATCGTGGATGATGGTGCGCTTGATGTCACCGTCAATCCTAGATACTTGCCGTATTGCTGCGCATCATACTTGTACAACTGGTAGCCTGTAGGCACCCATGCTATTTGATTACCTGAATTATTCGTCCAAGGAATCGTATAGCCGTTATTGTTCACCCAAATGACAGCATTAGAAAGCGTTGTTGCTGTTGATGAACGATTTTCTGCATCAACGGTGATGTTTAACTGAGCCTCTAAAGCACCAGTAATCGTAGCTTCAACACCAAACTTAAGCGCTTGCTTGTCTCGAATGGGGTCAGATAGCGACCATAGTGCTGTCTGTATCTCCCAATTGATTGTCGATGTCTTATCCGTATATAACTGCCATAAATCAGTATCACTGGTTGCATACATGCGAAGTACACCAGACACAGATGATGGTGCTATACGCTTTTGAGCACCTTGTGAGGTAATGAACCATTTGCGATCAAAGAACACGGCTTGAATAAAGCGCTCTGTACCGCTATCGTCATACTTGAAGTTATAGACAGCACATAAAATGTTGTTGATGACGCATTGACCACCCGTGATGGGCTGCGAGAAGTTGATGTCATCAAATAAACCGTCTAATGGGTCTGATATTTTGCTTGTCGTTGCACCGATAAGCGCATACACCCCATACCGATTCATGAAAAAGATGGATCGGAAGTAAGGAAAGATGCTGTTTTTGAACTCAGAACCTATCGATGCACTGACGTTTGTATTGGTAAAGAGCGTTTCTCCTGCCGTCGTTACACGCACATCAGAAAAGACGTTGATGGAATCCGTGCCAAAGATGTATAGAAAGTTATTGGCAGAGATGATCTGAATGATGTCGCCATGCAAGGTTGCATCGGTGATTGTTATGTTGCCAGCAGAGATGCTTGTAAAGTCATAGTAGCTATCTGCTGCGGTGTAATACACCGTTCTACCATCAGCAATCCACACACGGCCAGAAAATGACGCAATACCCGTTCCTGTCTGACTAATAACCGTTGCAGTTGCCGCTGCAGACGTACCACCACCATTTGGGTCGGCAACATAAAGCAGCGTACAAGTGCCGTTAGCAGCAGAACCGCTTGTATGGGTAGGCGCTGTACTCGAAGTCGTACCACCTACCGTGACGTAATAGTAATTACCGCCTGACAATAAGAGCCTGCCTGTCTGAAATGCTGTTGTTGATGCCCAGCTCACAGCACCCGATGTACCTATGTAGACTGTAGGTGCTGAGGTATAGCCTGTACCGTTGTTTGTGATGCTAATTGCTGTTACAGCATTTGAACCTACGGTTGCTGTGGCAGTAGCCTGAATACCGCCAGTATTGTTAGGAACCGAAAAGGTTACGATAGGTGGTGTGGTGTACCCTGATCCACCTGCTGTGACCGTAACGGTGCCGACCGAACCGACCCGAACGAGATTCGTCCCGTCAAACGTAGCGTATCCATAAGTTGCGTCAATGATAAGGATTCGCTCATTCTTCCATTGGGTAATGGCTGTATCTGTACCGCTGAATGTTGTTGCTGCAGCCAAGGTGACCGGCGCTGCGGGTGACGATAGGTTGACATACTGAGCACCTCCATTGGTAAAGAAGGCAAACATGTATTCTGTGCCACCTAAATTACCCGATGCCATGTAATGCACCGTACCACTCCAGGTGACATTGACCGTTGAGCCACCCGATGAGTAGCTCACCTCGTCTTGCTTGGGGACAATCTTTAAGTTGCCGAAGCCTACAGGCTGAACATTTTCAAGCCATGCAAACTCTTCGCTCGAAATAGCAGTGCGATTGGCCTTGGTGTTAATGCCCTTAAAGTCCTTGACAACAAGATAGGACTTCTTTTGCTCCGTAGCGGCCATGATCAGTACGGCATACTATAAGGCGTTGGCAACCGGCGAGTCATGGTCGAGGTAAGCACCCCTTGCAGTTGTCGCGTGTATTGCGCTTTGAATATCTCAGCCTCACCATAACTTTGCTCTTTGAACTTAGCTTTGTAAGCTGCGTAAAAGGCTACAGGCACTGTGTAAGGATCAAGAATGGTTTCAGGCGTTGAGTCAGAGGTCAGTGGTGTCGGTAGAATCACTGTGTCGTACTCAACGGTATAAGTCTGGTCTGGGATTGGGCCTACATAAATGGTCTGCTGACCGTAAATGCTAAATGCAATGGGCCTTCCCGTATAGTTTTGCCAAAACCGCAACTCAGCATTGAATTGCGAAAACGGCAGATAGCGCAAAGGAATCCGTGTATTACCCCAATACAAATTGATGTTAAGCACATCAATCGTAAGGTTGCCTTGCGGAAGCGAGGCATATTGATAGGTTTCAACCCCATTAGTAACCGTTGAGGTCTGTATGGTGCGCAAGCAGCCCGTATCACGAACGATACGCTCTCTTGCACCGTTGATGTAATCGGCTAGCTCAGTATCAGTCCAAAAGTTTCCGGTTGCGTCGTGCAGCAAACGGCGAACTTCTGTGATGTACCCAGAATAGGATGCCATACTTTCCTCATGCGTTTGCTACCTGCGACTGGACTTTGGCCCCAGCCCGACCTCTTGGGGCGGGAGGGGCTACTCGTTCCACCACCAGGGCTGACAAGTGGTCGTTTTTGACTGGCGCATCAGTGAATGAAAAGTCTTTCAGACGCGACATTGCTTTGTCGAGGTCTGTATTCATTTTCATCCAACCCAAACGCACCAGATAAGGAATTTTGTTGTCGTCACCGTAGCCAAAAATATGACGGGCGACGACAGGTTCTATTGCAACGGTTTGATGCGGTGCAAACTCAAACCGCTGACCGTCGAAATGATCGACCAGCGGTTGACTGCCACGATTAGTGACATAGATCATGCTTCTAAAATATCCCCGTAAACATATACGTCCGCTGTTGCTGCAGCACCTTGTGCGGTGGTGAGCGATAAATATAAGTTGGGAATGCTTGATTTAACCGTCGTACTCGCACTGCTTGTTGTACTCAAGGTTAGATCAAGAAAAAGCGATGACGTTGTGAGCGAGGAGTAAGCCTGGGCCGCTGCAACAACCGCCGTACCACCTTTGCTAGCAGCGGTATAAACGCCGCCAGCAGCCGTGGTCAAAGAGATTGAAGCATTCGTCACCACAATACGTCGAAGAATGAACTTTGACGGGTTACTAAACATGGTGATGATTTGGTCAGCCGTCGAATTCATATTCGCGGCGACCAGTTTCCCAAGCAGGATACCCCCGAACTGCTGAGGTAGAAGACTACCTACTTTGCTGGCATCCATGCTTTACTCCAATTAACTGTTGTAAGTGCCAGTCGCAGCCTGACCGCCATTAACGGTCAAGAACAGCGCTGTAACGGTGCCGGATGTAGAAACGATTTTCACGTTTTGACCATCCGAAACCATCATGCCGCCCGTATTTGCTGCGATTACATCGGCCCAACTTGTGCCGTTGTAAGCCTGGTACTTGCAGTTTGCAACAGGGTAGATGATGTACAGCCCTGCTGGCAAGGTGTAATCCGTGCCTGCAGTAACTGATTGCGTAACATAGTCAAAATAGGCACCAGCGGCATCGCTGTTTAACCCAGTGACAATGATTTTATTTAGTGCAAGAGCCATGACTTAATCTCCTTACAGCGTAAGCGAGTTGAGACCAGTCACCTTGGTCATGCTCTTAGGCTTGGTGCTCACCAATTCTGCAATGGTCAACACAGCGCCAACATAACCAATCTGCCAGTTAGGCAGGGTGGACTCAAAGCCCGTAAAGGCAAACTCGGCTTGATCGTGGATGTACATACTCATGTAGTTCGTATTGAGCAAGTACAGCGTACCTTCTGGGCAGTACGGATCAGGATAGATCGGAACGCCAGCAACCATCAGCGCACGGAAACCAGACGTTGGGCCTTCTTCACCGTTAGCAAAACTGCTTCCAGGTGTGATCATGTAGGTTTCTTGGCCTACAAAGTCCTGCGCTAACAACGTCCAAGTGCCAAAGCCGCAAACACCAAAGGTTGGAACTTCAGCGCCGTTCTTTACCGTGCCAGAAATGTACTGCAGGATGTTCTGACGGGTTGGGTTAACCGAGCCAGCAGCATACTGCTTGGATTTCCACCAAGTGTAAGTCGAGCGATTGATATTGCCATAGGTTGCAGTACCCGTGCCATCATCAACAGCCGCTGCCAAGCCAATGAACTTCTGGGCGTTTGTGGTGTTGGTGTAAAGCGCAGTTGCCATTTCATCCATCATGACGTTGGTCGCATCGTTCATGCGAGCCTCAATCAAGGGAATCACAGCATAGTCTTGCTGTACCGCACCTTCCATACCGAGGAAGGGAACCGGCGCAATCATGAGCTTGAGGTTGAACTCAGCGTTGTAAGCACCTTGCTGAACGGCAGGCTGTGCAAACGAACCGCTGTAGTCTGACCACTGAGCGTTGACAAATTGCGAACCCTGAACAGGCACCGTTACAGACGACACACCACCAGAGGCGGTTTGCGAGTTTGCAAGCAGTGCAGCAAGCAGGGGAGTGGAGTTGTAAAGCTGGACAACCAGTTTGGGAATAAACGCCCTACGGGTGACGTAGGTCAGTTCATTGTACTGACTGGTGCCGCTTGCTGGGATGATACCGCCACCAATAGGCATGATACGTTCCTCTTAAAAAACAGCCCTAATTATCGAAGTCCAATAGGCCGAGACTGTGAACCTTGTCTCAGCTCATTGAGTGCGCTTGCCGCTGCCTCACGCGCTGCTGCCGCAGGATTCTTCATGTACTTAGCAAAGTCATTGACCTTGGAGGTAATGGGAGAGTTGCTAAATGCAGGTGTTGGCCGATCTGCTTGTTTCATCCACTGATAGTGCTTTGCAGCCGTTTCGTGGTTGCTGATACCTTCTTTGACCATGAGTTTCTCGATCTCAGAAATATCTTCGTCAGAGCCAACCAAGTTTTTCTCTTTAAGCGCCAAGCGACGGCGCTCTAACTCAGCACGAGCATCCTTTTCTTTGAGCCTTGCTTCCAACTGAGCAATCTTGTTTTCTTGCGCAGATAAAGCACGAGTCGTTTGATCTTCAATGTCAAGTTCTGGCACGGGAAGATCAGGATGCGCCGTCTTGGTTAGACGGAGAAATTCCTTGCGGGTCTTGGGATTCTCGGCAAGCGCCTTAGCCAGCGCTGCTAATTCGTCCCTTGCATCAGGTGTGAGATTTTCTAGCGACATCATTTCAGCCCTTATCAATCGTTAGATGACTCGCTTGGTGTCCCCAGGCTTGCTGAGGGTCATGCGATTCTTAGTAACTTTGTTCGATGAATTCAAACCACCAAATTGCTCAAAGCGAGGGGGATTGGTGATCTGACCATTTTGCTGTTGATTGTCGGTTGGGCGACGAATCGTGCCAGCGCGAGGCTTAAAAAGCTCCACAGTGTTCTCCTAGATGGGTAATGGCGGGTTTTGAGTCCCAGGGGTTGGTGCCGCAGCCATTGCTCGCATCTCAGCCGATGCGCCACCA